ATTCAATTTTTTCTCCATTGCCGGCATCCGGGATATATAAAGCGCCGGTTTTGATCATGTTTTCAATAATTTCCTCATCCGGCTCATATCCGATATAAAGCAAATAGGCCAATCTAAATTGCTCAACCTCATCCGCCATATTGGAAAATGCGCGATCCAAACCATCAATCAATGTTAAAACTTTATCTCCATCCCCTTGCAACTCTGCATTGTTAGGGATGCCAAACAATGGGCAATAATCAAACAAATGGGCCGCTTGCTCAACCTGGGCCAATGATGCCGCGGTAAATTCTTTGCCCTCAAATATCGTTTTATTTGTACCATCATAAAACTCAACCCGCGCTTTTTCATCCCATGTTTTGTAATAAACCAAACCAAACTCCGGCTCTGTTATGGCGGTTTTGGAGATAATAACGGCCTCCCATGGCTCGATCCTCATAACCCGCTCTTGGCCCTCTTTATCTATGTAACATAGGCCGGCATCATAACCGCACATGGCCGCAAATTTGCCCCATTCTGCATTTACATCATCAAAATTATTGATCTTTTTAAATCGCTCAATTGCATCAATGGCCGTTTGGTATCCCTGGGCCTTTTTATCATAATTAACGGTTAATGGTACGCCAAACATATAACCAACCTTTGTATCAATGATCTCTCCAAAATAATCATTGGCCAATTGGTTGTTTACTTTTTTGGATGCTGCTCCCTCAAATTCTCGCGTTAATATTGGCGTATTCTCTTTGTTTTGCTGATAACGGCCATAACGATCCAATGCCCTTTTTTGCAATGCTCCATGATCCGTTATTATATCGGCAATAATATCCGCGGATATGCCGTTTGCATCAATCAACTCCGCATATTTATAAAAATTCATTCTCCAACCTCTCCCTCTCCTGGCTGCCATGCATATAAATCCGGATGCCTAAATGCAATGCATGTATATCCGCCATCTTTTTTGTATTCGACAAATCCCGGATGCCTCAACAACCAACGATATGCCCGCCGGCGTTTATCATCCTCCCAATCAACTTGCAACTCATCGCGCCAACCGCAAAAATTATTGGCAAATGCCAAAATATAATCCAATGCGATCCGCAACCCTTCCAATCCGCAATCTCCGGTTTGTTTTGTTTTTTGCCTGGATCGCTGCCATTTATTTGCGGCCTTTTTGCTGCCAATATATAAACTCACTTTCCAACAATAACAAACGCGATCCCATGGGCCTTTTGTACGCAATCGCCAAAATCACATGGTTAAATATTGGCCATTACTCAATTTGTGGCGGATCGTTTGCATGCTTGGCCTCTCTGTAATCCAATAATCCTCTCCTTTGTATCTCCGGATCATAATTTTATCCCTCTCATGTATATATTTTTTGATCCTGGGCAAACTAATGATGCGCGCATGCTTTAAAATACAAATATTGCTCCGGAGCGGATCAACAATTGGATATAATGCATTTAAACCATGGTAAAATCCAATGGTTGATGGCCTACCGTTTGCAAGCGGGTTGGGCCTATTTGTATTTGATTAATAAACGCTCTTGGCTGCTTTTAATTGGCCTTTATGTTTCATATCATCCTCAAATGCGTATCTTGTCGCATCAATGGTATGGTTATCCTCATCGGCCAACCTGGTTTTTGGATTGCCCTGGCTATCAACCGCATAATCAATATTTTCAAACTCTCGCGCAATGTTTGGAGTACGCGCCGGATCAATAACAATTTCCTCTAAATCATCCAACCATTTTTCCCCATGCTCAACGCTGCCTGGGCCTTTTTTAGCGCCTTTGATCCGTATGCCGTACAATTTAACCTCATCAACGCTCTTTGGCTCTGAACTATCCGCAATTGTCATTTCTGATTGATATTTTTTCTCGTTGATCCATTCCGCCAACTCGCGGTTGTGGATTTTAACGCCATAATACTCATCCATTGCATAAATTTTGCGGGCCTTTTTATCATAATGCCATTTAACAAATGCCAATGGATCGTTACCATATCCCCAATCGTTTCCTTGGCGGCTATTGTCAAACCTGGCAAACTCATCATCCGGGATTGTTCTAAATGTTAAATTATCAAATGGCACAACGCCGCTGCCAATGGCTTTGCCTAAATAAACCCAATCATATTTTTTGGGATGTTTCTTTTTCATGTTCTCCGCATCTTCATAAAAACGCTTGGACAAATGCGGATTATCTAAATACGTTGAATGATCAACAAATGTATTGGCATCCAAATCAACCTTGGTATCATACTTTTTATTAACCCAACTTTGTTTGCGTTTTGGCGGGTTATATGAGTAATAAAACGAATAATCAAACGGATAAACCTTTTTGCGCTTGGCCTGGGAAACAATTTTATCCTCCAATTCCTCACGCAATACCGATGCCTCAATTGTTGTTACCTCATCGGCATTTTTAAACTCTGCCAATTCCTCAATCCATAAAATTGATAATGGGAACTTTGCATCTTTGATAGATTTAATTTTTTCCGGATCATCCGCGCCCGCAAAATAAATTTTGTTGCCCCTGGGTTTATAAATGATCTCCAACCGGGATGGTACAAACCTAAATAAATGATGCACTCCCAAAACCAACGCGGCTGCCTCAAAATTGGCATAAACGGATTTAACAATGGTATTTTGTACTTTACGCACCGCCAACGCGCTCACCGGGTACTCCATAACATCCATCAAAATCCTCAATGGAATATGAAAACTTTTCCCGCTGCCTCGCCCGCCTTTTAATACATACCGAAAATGTTTTTTCTTTTTTGATGCGATCCAAAACCGTTTAAAATGCGGCGTTATGATCTTGGATAATTGGGTTTTAACTTTCATCATCAAAATCCTCATCATCAATATCATCAACAATAACAACCTCAACTTGGCCGCCAATGTTTTTGTTATCTGTCCACATCGCATATCTTTTGCCCAATAATTCCGCGGCTTTTATGCGATCTTTTGGCGCGGTTTCATCCAACTCCGCCAACTTTTGGTATCCATCGCCATCCAACAATGGTATTTGCTCCTTTACCTCGCCGCGCATTACTGATGTTAAAAACATTAATATTTCATCCTGGGATGCAATTGTTTCGTTGTCCTTTTCTGCCATCCTGGCCGCAATGTACTCTTTTACATGCGGTTTATCCATCAACTCGGATGCGGTTGATCTCGCGTTGCTCTTTTTGTATCCGGCCCTAATTGCTGCCTCCGTTTGGTTTCCTAACTCAATAAATAAATCGGCAAATTTCCGTTGTTTTAATGTCAATGCTTTTGCCATATATCGACAAACCCCCTTTCTCGTATTATATCAATCTATAAAAAAAAGCGGCAACGCCTCATCTCATGCGCTCCGCCTTTTTATTCCATGTATGCCATTTGTGCATGGCTGCATTGCATGCTCCAACCCTATATTGGTTTTCTATCCCGGCATACAAACCGGCGGGCAAACCTTTAAAATGGCGCTCCCATTTGCCTAAATTATAACATGATCCGACAAAATACGAATATATTTATTTATCGCCTTTTTGCATATTCTCAAAATTTTGCCATCCAATAATTTTCGCCTTTTCTTTTTTGGCATAATCCTGGATGGATTGCATTATTTTATCCCGCGTTTTTGGGCCAATGCCCTCCAATTTTGGTATCATAGCCTCAATAATATCCCATGTTTCTTGCGCGCCTTGTATGATCCCATCATTGCGGGCCATCTTGATCAATGTTTCATTTGCTGCCGCCTGGCCATCATTAAATCCTTTTAAATATTCCTTTTCCAACTTTTGTTGCATGCCCATTGTATTTTTACCCCTCCAAATTAATCTCGCGGTTGTTCAAATACTGTATAACCTTTATCCTCAACCATTTTAACCATCTCTTTTTTACCGGCTGCATGATCATCCTGGGTATACGCTTTTAATTTGCCCTCAATGATCAACTCAAACCGCTCATTTTCTTTGCTCCATGCTATTTTGGCCATACTCATAAACTCTCTATCTCCCTCTATGCGCAAATTTAATAACATTGCGTTGGTTTTGATCCCAACCATCTTTAAATCCTTGCTCATGGCCCATTGTATAACCATGGTTAAATCCTTGCTCGTATATCTCGGCCCGCTCTGCTTTTTGCTTTTCTCTCTGCTCTTTGTTTGGTTTTCGTTTGTTGCCCGGTTTCCTGGCCATGGCTCAACCCTCCAATTGGATCAATGATTAACTCAATGCCTGGATCATTGGAATAAACTTTTGTAACCATCATTTGCGCAATCCGGTTATCATCAACCCATAACAAACCATTTAAACTATCAAACAACCCTTTTACCAAATTATCAATATCCGGTTTCTTGGTATGTAATTGATTAATGGCGGCCTCTTTTTGCTTTATACTCCATGATCCTGGGATTGGCATTTTAAACCGGATTGTTACCCCAATGGCTGCATCAATTGGAGCATAAACGCCTTTCAAATCATTAATTATTTGATAATAAATAAATTGTTTATATGCCAAATACCGTTGCGCATTTTCTTTAACATGTTTGCCGCGGGTTGTCATTCTAACCGCGCCCATTGGCTCAATGCCTTTTATTTCAAACCGCATAACTCCAACAACCTCTCCATGCGCCTCTCAATCGTTTTTTGAGCGGGCAACGGCAAAACCTTTGCTCCGCTCTCAATCGCTTTATAATCGGCCAAACTGATCCTCAAATGCCTGGCCATTTGCTTTTCATTTGCTTGTAATATGTTTTTTACCTGGATGATCCGGTTTTTAAATGGTTTACGCATCTCGATCCCTCGCAACAATCATGGCCGTATATAAAACTTTTGCTCCAATCATCATTGGCGCATATTCGATGTTTACAAATCGCCCTTGCTGCTGCTGATCCGTTGCGATCCGCAAACATTCCGCATCAAAATCCGCTTGGCTATATTCTTTTACTGTTATGATTGCCTTTATCATCGCCATCCGCCTCAATCTTTTCTTTTAATGCCTCTCTCCAACAATCCTCACATAAAAAATTTTGATACGGCGGAACATGCCCGCCGCACTCAACGCATTTTGTTGATCTCATCAAATCGCCCGCTTTCTCTTTTTTGGTTTGGCCGTTGATGCTTGATCTATGTTGAAAATGTTTAATTGCTGCAATCGTGTTTTGCAATGTTTGCATTTATATTTGTCCTTTACTTTCATCGGTTGCATCGCTCTCCCGCAATCCGGGCAATTTACCCCATCCATCGCCCCTATGCCTCGCGGTTAATGCTTTTTTGCTCATCAAATCCATCCGGGTAACGATCTTTTAATTTTTTGATGTTTACCCCGGCGGCATGGCTCAATTTTATTTGTAAACGGCGCAATATATCGGCCAAATACCAAATATCATCCCCGCACTCTTTAACCAAATACTCAACATCCAAATCATGGCCATGGAAAACAACCTTTTTGATATGATCCGCGATCTCTCCGGCCTCTCCGGCTGCTCCTAATGCGCCATTTAACAACCCTAATAATACCGGGTTATCTTGCAATCTTTTAATGATCTTCTCATTGTCCATGTTAGCGGTACGCGCTGCCGCCTCCTGGTAACGATCAAATGCGTTGGCCTGGTTTGTACTCATGTTTTTTATCTCCTTTTCTGATTATCTCGTTTGTATCCGGGTTAATAACCTCTTTACATTGTTTGCAGCATCGCAACAATTGGCCCTTGTGCATCGCTAATGTAAACGCCCCGCCGGCACAATTGCCGCATCGCCCGGATCGCTCGTTTAATGACCTCTCCCACTTGGTAACAATGCCGCCGCACTCTTTGCAACAATCCCATTGCACTTTGTTAATGGATCGCTTTTTACTCTCTGCAACCGGCCCGCACTCTTTGCACAACCAACCAATATTAAAACTCAATGCAATAACCTCCAAATCAATTTGATCCATCCCAAAACCGCAATCCATAATGGGATGGATAACAAAACGCCATATATTAAACCCTTAAACACTAACTTTTCCTTTGATCGCCGGATGCGGCTTGTAATCTATTAATGCAAAATCATCAAACCAATAATCATCAATGTTATCTCTTTTGTTGATCCCTAATTGCGGGAATGGCCGCGGCTCTCTCTTGATCTGCTCGCGCATTTGCTCAACATGATCCAAATAAATATGCACATCGCCCATGGTATGTATAAACTCGCCTGGCTGCAAATCGGTTAATTGTGCAATGATCCGCAATAATGTTGCATAGGATGCGATATTATAAGGCACTCCCAAAAATAAATCCGCTGATCTTTGGTATAGCTGCAATGATAAATGGCCATCCGCAACATAAAATTGGAATAATAAATGGCATGGCGGCAATGCCATCTCATCAATCGCTCCAACATTCCATGCATTAACCAATAAACGGCGGCTATCCGGATTATTTTTTATTTGCTCAATAACCTGGGCCAACTGATCAATGCAAACCTCCGTTGGGTACTCATCGCCCTCTTTGTATCCCATTTTCCCGGTTGGCCATGATCGCCATTGCTTGCCATATATCGGCCCTAAATCTCCGCTCTCATCCTTGGCCCATTTGCGCCATATTTTAAAACGGTATTTATCACCAATAACATTGGCATTGGTTTCTCCATGGATAAATGCAAACAACTCTCCTAAAATATTTTCATAATCAACATACTTGGTTGTTAGCAATGGCAAATCTCCATTGGATAAATTAAACCGCATTTGATGGCCAAAAATACTCAATGTTCCCGTACCGGTACGATCCATTTTTTTAACGCCATAATTTAAAACATGTTGGGCCAAATCTAAATATTGCCGCTCCTGGTGGATAAAATTATTAAATCCTAACATCAACAATTGCCCCCTTTTCATCGCCAACCTCTTTGATCAAACGCAACCTCCAAAACTCCGCCTCGCTTTTGGTATTGGCAACCTCGCCCTCCAACTC